ATCTCCCACCTATTTACAGGGAACTCAGGATAGGTTTTCAAAATAACTCCACTAACACCATAACGGTTTTTTGCTATCTTCACATACCTTGCATCATCAACATCACGCCACATGGTTAAGATTAGATCAGCAGTATCTTCTATAATCGAAGAATCCCTACCCATATTAATATCAACCTCAATATCGCCTTTTCCTGCTTGTCTATTTGTATGTGTCAATACCACAATAGCTGTTTCTAACTCTTTAGCTAACTGCTGTAGCCCTGTTGCTTTTTTACTTGCTTGTTCATAAGGCGAACCACCATTAATAGCAATAGCAGTGAAATGGTCTATTACAACCACACGCACTTTTCTGCCTAAAACGCTATTCTCGATAAATTTGGTATAGTTCTTGATATACTCTAAGTCCACACCAGCTTTTTCATTCACTATAATGGTTTTATAAACCTCATTTAATTCTTTGGCGTATTTCTCGAAGTCATCTTCGAGTGCAATATACATTAGCTCATCTTGAGGAATATTCAACGCACGAGAAGCCATGCGTTCAAAAATCATTTCCTTACTCATTTCAAGCGAAAAGAATACAACAGGTATCTTTTTCAAAGCAAAGCGGTAAAGTAAGTCAACTGCAAAGCTTGTCTTTCCCACACCAGGACGTGCTATGATATAGATCAAGAATCCTGGAAGTAACCCACGGAAATAATTGTCTATCCCTTCATGCCCAAATGGAATTGCTTGTGTTGACCATAACTTTGCAAAGTTGACATAGTTAATTGCAAGTTGGTGAAAGTTATACACTTCCTTCCTTTCCTCTTGTTTTCGCATTCTAAGCTTATAAATTGGGCATTCTGGATTACAGTACTTAGAGAGTATCTTATCAGTGCAGCCAAACTTGTAGTTGTGCTCATAAGCGTGTTTAGTAACCGTTTCAATCTCTTTCTCTGATAATGGTGGTTTATTCAATAAATTCCACTTTTTCATAGTATCCATTGCTATTTCCATTGGTAGCCCTGTTTTTTTAAGTATCCACGCAGCACGTAAAGCAGTTTCATTGCGTTCTCCCTCATCAGCTCCACGCCTAAATATTGCCTTATAGCAATGATATTTTGCTTCTTCAGGTGTATCATCACTAATTGCAAATTGCTTGATTATGCTTGTTGAACGGCTTACAGCTTCATTCCAATAGTTATGCAAGAATGGAATAGGGCTGCCTTGATACAATGGTGCTTTGTAATCTGAAGGCTTAGTTGCAAGTGATTTTATCTGTTCAAAAGAAAGCGTTTGAAGTTGCTGGATAGTAAGCTCATACTTATAAAGCCCTGTTTCTGAATGAATTGTGTTTGGATATCTAAAAAGCCTCACATGGTTATAGATTGAAGTATCTACAAGTTCTAATCCTAAAAGCAACTCATAAAACTTTCGCATGTAGCTTGATATGTTTTCTGAAGGTTCTGAACCTATCATGCCGTTGGGTATCATAATATGGAAGCCTTTTCTACCTGAAAAGAATACTCTGATATACTCTACTGGCACTTCATGATCATACAGAAAATCGATTATATCTCTTGCTACTATTAATGAATCCTCGCCATCAATATCGATTGGAAAATAAAGCATGTAAGCGGGCCCAACATACCCGCTTACAGAACCTGTATTTCTCACATATTCAACAAATGTTTTGTCAAAGAGCAAAGTGTTAATAAAGATATCTTTCTTCTCAGGAAGGTTTTCTAAGTGTTTGGGAATATCGAAGTAAGGAATGATATTGCCTCTATCCCTAACACCTACTGCAAACTCTGTATAAACATACTCGAGCATTTAATTCACCCCTTAAAATGGTGGTAAATCATCAGAAGGATTCTCAAGCTCCTCGGAATAACGACCTGTCTTTTCTGCGTCATCAAGTATAGCAAAATCATTCTTATCATAGTGAAATGTTATTTTTAAGGTTTTGCCTATTAATACCGAAAGTATATCCATAAATTCGCTAAACGAGTATTTTCTCTTCTCAAGGCTTATATTAAAATATCCAAGAATCCTCTCCAACAAAGCCCTGCTTGGGCCATAGGACATAAAAAGCATTATAACAACAGGCGCATAATCCCCCACTTTGAATACAAACTTCACATACGGTGTGCCTTTGCTTGACTTTTTCACATCCACATTAAGAATCACAGCTGTATGAGTACCTGCTGGTGGCCTTGGCCCTTGTCCTAATTCGTTGTACTTACTATCTCCAAAGTCGATATAATCATCCATTACACGTTCACCTCCCTACTAATAACCTTAAGCCTTTTATACCTCTCCCTGAACTGCTCTTTTATCTCTTCTTTGATTTTTTCAGGAATATCAACACCATCGAGTTCTTTAACAAGCTGAGTTATCTGCTCCTTGGTTTCTGCCATTATAAGTTTCACTCTCCAATCACGTATTATATCTGCCTCATTACGTTTCACGGTATCGAATATACTCTCAAAAGTTTCGCCCCATGTTCTGCAAGTAACATCAATTATCTCACCTGTAACGATGTTTGAAACCCGTTTTTTGATGATCTCAAGCCTTCTGGTTTGTCCTAACTTAGTCATTCGCATTACCATATCAAAGAAGTATGGAATGTTACGTTCGGTATCTGCTATGTAGCTTAAAACAGTTCCATCGCTTGCAGAATCTGTTTTTTCGTGTGCTATTGCTATCACATCCATGTCAAGCTCTATCATCATCTGATGTATGTTTTTTACAATTCGTTTTATTATACCCCAATCTCCTAAGTTAAGTTGCTTTACTTTTGTTTCTGATCCTTGCATATACTGTGCTCTCTCATACTGTAATGCATCCCAAAACATAGTTTCGCTATCAAATACTAAGAAACTATTGGGTTCAGCATTCTGTTTAAGCCATGTTAATGCTCTTAATATTTCACTGTAATCTGTTGTGTATAAAACTTTCACATTCTGAAAGTATTTTGCATAGTGATCTGCACCACCTTCAGTATCAATGAGATAACCCGTTCCTGGATGTGTTAGTGCAAAGACTGTTTTTCCAACACCAGCAGCTCCATAAAGCAGAACCTTTGCATAAGCTGGCTTGTCCTTAACTTTAAATTCTTCAAACATTATATCTCCTCCTTGATAACAAAAACAGCATATTTACTTGGATCAGCTGGATCAAAATACAGACATCTAATACTTTCGTCTTCGTTCAAACCCCACAATGCAACAGGATAACGTTTGATGATATTATCTTGCACTTCGAAGCTGATAATTGGTTGGCTCTCCAAGAAGCTAATACTGCCTCTAAACCCCATCTGCTTTTCTTTACCATCTGGCAAGCTGAATATTGCTCTTCCCATTATAGGCACAGACTTCTTATTTAACCACTCAGAAGCTATTTTGTAAAACATACCACCACCTCACTTTTTCTTCTTTTTCTGTGCTTTTGTTTCTTGTTTTGTTTCTTTCACATTCAGAACATTCTCCCAATAATGTCGAATTGAATCATTGACAAGTTGCCTGAAAGTCATACCATATTCCTCTCTTACCTTATCAACTATCTTCACCACATCCTCATCAATACTTGTAAAAACATTCTTTACCAAAGCCATACAAACACCTCCTACCTTCTCATATATTTGCTATACAATTTTTCTGCATGCTTCTCAAGCACCATATCCCAAAAGACATCATTCATTCTTTGAATATCATCATCGCTTAAATCTAAGTCCTTAAGTATATCAGAATCCTTGTCATAAATTGGTTCATTGGTTTCTATTTCTTCCCCAAACTTATTACGCCAAACTACCACAGGTTCAAACAGATCGGTGAAAATATCTGCGTCTGTAGCAATGCGATCTATAACCTCATACCAATCATCTCTCACTTTGCTCCGTTTCACCATAAGGCTCCCCCTCTCTCATATTTGCTTCCAGTTCTTTTAATAGCTTTTTCATGTCTTCGGCGGTTTCATAGATCGCGCCTAAAATATCTTCAAGCAAACCATGCTCTGCAAACGCTTGTGTTAAAATAAGAAGTGGCGTTGATTCAATACTATTAATATTATTATTGTTGACATAATAAATACCATCAGGCAGATATTGGCTTTCAATTTGGATAAAGTAGTAATCATTTGTTGCTGGCTCATAACGAAAGTTTATAAAAACTTGTGCTTGAAAATTTTCGATAAACTTATCAAAAGTAAAGTTACCCAATCCCAAGCTATAACATTTTTCAGAAAGCTTTGTCAAAAGCACATCAAGTTTCTTAGCAAGTTCATTTTGTATCATTAGTTTTACCCTCCTCAAGCATTTCTTTTAGAATCCTGGTTAAATTTCTCAACTTTCGATTTTCTTCTCTTAGCCTTACGTTTTCATGGTAAAAGGTATCAGAAGAAGCTATTAATAATGCTGCGCCAAAAAAACCAATGGCACCACCAGTAAGCAATCCCCACCAAAACATGTTATCAATCCTCCAATTTCTCAAGTAATCCCCACTCGTAATCAGTTTCTTTTGGCTGGAATTTGCCTTTCTCTGAAGGGTCTGGCACTCTGTAGGTTAGCTTACACACAATAGCAACATCACCCTTTTTCATTAGTACAGGCAAACGTGTTACTTCTACTGAATAATCAAGCACCTTCGACATATGGCGTGCCGTCGTAGGATAACCTACGCTTGAGATAACTTCTTCCCCCTCTGCAACAGCAGCATCAAAAACCTCTTTTGCTTCTTTAGGCGTTAGCTCGCGATACCTATAAACGCCTTCGCTCGTGATAACCGCAGAGTTCATAAGAAACAACACGTTACCACCTCCAATATATAGATATTATAGCACATTTTTCGACATGGGTCACATACATATTTGGTTCGCACTATTTCTGACAATAGGTCTCATCATCCCAGCGGCTCACATGTAAATCTTGGTCCTCATATATAGTAGGTTCGCTTTAGTGAGATAGGTCTCAATTTCTTCATGGCTCACAAAAACTTTTGGTTCTCACAAAATTATGGTTCACATCTTGAACTGGGCCTCAGTCTGTTATGGTTCGCAATGAAGAATGGCTTCTGCATTTTCAAAATGGCTCACATTTTGTTCTGGAGTGCAATGTAAAATGGTTCACAGCATTCAAAAGGTCACAATTTAATTAGGTTCACGTTTGCTGATTGGGCAACAACACAAGATGGTTCACAAGCTGTGCTGGTTCTCATCTTTCAGTGGTTCGCAAATTATACTGGACTGCACATCGCAAAGGCTCGCATACTACTTTAAGTTCTCAAGCTTTCCATGGCTCACATTATACAATCTGGTTCTCAAAACATTAGTGGTTCACAAAAAGAAGTGGTTCTCACTTTCACAAGGTTCACACACTTTTTAGGGTATCAATTCTAATTGGCTAAGCAGAGATAAACATTTCAGGCGTTAATATTGTAGTGTGTCCAAGATACTCTACTGCATAAGGCATTCTTATCGGATAACCTTCAAGCTGCCTCCATACTTCCCATAGGTGTGCAAGGAATAGTTTTTCCATTTTTCGCATAGCTGCAAGGTGTATGTGCTGCTTGCCCCAATCTCTATTTCTTGCATAATACTCCTTTGCTGCATAGTATATCTCAGTATATTTTGATTTCGCTTTTAGCATTGAAGAACCAACAACATACATTGTAGCTTTAAATTCAGGTCTATACGAAATCTTTTGCCCACGCTGCAATGTTTCTGCTTTCCCGTTTATAACTGCCAAACCAGCATAACGCCATAGTTTAGCCACATTAGGAAACCTACCTATGTCACGTATGTAATACATAATCTTTGCCGCAAGAATTGGTCCAATGCCTTTTACTTTGCTAAGAAATTCCTTGTAAATCGGTTCATGCTTAATCTCTCGTTTTATGCTTTTCTCCAAGCTTTCTTCAGTGGTCTGGAAAAACTCTGCAAGCTGTTCAATTACAGGATTGTCAAACTCAAGAGTTCTGGCTCGATTGTTAAACGCTACCCTTTGCTTTTGAACCAATATAAACATCCTGACAATTTCAAAAAGATCATCACTCACAATATCACCCCTTTTATTTAGTATTACTAAACTTTCAAGAGATAGCTATACTAAACACGATTGCTGATCCCAGCTTAAATCCCGAATCTTAACCCATAGCTCTTTGTACCATCTGCTTTTGAAAAAGCTATCAACCTTGTCTTTCACTAATGCTTCAGCAAATTTGCAATAGCTATTAAACTGATCAAAATTCTCGAACTTAGACAGAACCTTCTTATCAAAATCATCTGCTGTGATCTTTGTTGGTTTTTTCTTACCAAAAACTATTGTGAATTTTGGCTCACTTATGTCTATTTTCACATTTTCAAAACCAATCCGCTCTGTTGCAATAGTATTATTTATATTACTTCTACCTGTATTATTTTGTTTTGGCTTGCTTGCTATAGAATATCCTCTGTTTTTAGCAACTGCATAGAATAACGCTTTGTAATATGCAAACGCTTTTGCCTTTTCATAATCCAAACCAAACTTTTTTAACGCAATAACATACCATAAAACCGCCATTTTTGGAAATCTTTTAATCACTTTAACCACCTCCTAATTTCTCAAGTTATCTTTCTCTCCATATAAATTTACACTTGTAACATTTTCCTGCCCTAATTCTCAAATTCTCAAGTTTAGCCAAATTCTCAAATAATTATTAATTCCAAAAATAAACAAAATAATTAAACAATAAAAGCGGGCAGGATACCCGCTTTTATAATTGCCATATCTCCGTTTCATGTGGTGGGAGAGCATCAAATTTTTCTCGGTTTGTTTGGATAACTTCTTTTAGCTTTTTAATTTCACCATCTACAAATTCTCTAACTTTTTCTTCCAGCTTTTCAATATCTTCACCTTTTTCACCCCAAATATAAGTGCTACCGTACTTAAATTTTTTACCTTCTACTGGCAAACCCCAATATCTTCCTAATATTTCATCAAAAAACCTCACGTTGTCATTTCTAAGCAAAGGATCGATTTTTGATTCAGAACCTTCAGCAACTGGAAGATAAGCTATAATTTTACACCTATACTTTTGTAACTCAGAATCGAAGCTATACTCTTTTCTAACTCTAATTTCCATAATAACCCCTCCTTTTCAAATTCTCGAATTCTCAAACGTTCGCAAACGTTCATAATCGTTCAATTTCTCGACTTCTTAAATTCACGCGTTTATTATCACCTCCCTTGTCTTTTTATACTTTCGTTTTTCCTGCTCCATTTATATTTACACTTGTAACATTTAACCACCTATCCATCCCTTAAAAATTTTTGCCCTCAGAAGCGTTCTAATGGGGTATATTTTGCTTGAAAATCAATTTGAGTATAACTATACTTGAAAAGGTATAAAATCAAAATATGAGCCGTTTAAATGCGTATAAAAGGAAAGTGTTCCAAGCAAGCATAAACAAGCAAATTGATTATGCATAATTTAATTTTAACGATATATATGTTC